GGTGTGTTTGATACCTATGTTGCTTTGGGTTCAAATATCAATGTTGGAGACCGTCGTACAGTAATTGCCGTAGGTGCCGCTGCGGCCGTAATAGGCGCTGCTGGCGCTGTGGGTGGGGGTTTCCCGTCAAGTGGTGGGACCCCGTCAAGTGGCCCAAATAGTCCATCCAACCCCAATGATGCAGCCCGAAAAGAGGAGGAAGAAGAACCATCGGGAGAAATCGCAGGAGATGGGACGGAGTGGATAAGAAACATATCTATTTTTAAGTGGAATAATGGAGTAAGAATTTTAGATTGGAGTCAATTTATGAAAAAATTTACCTACGGCGTTCTTAATTTAGGATTTACAATTTCCGGCTCTTTGGTTGTTTACTTGACGCTGTCTGGGAATATTCAAAGAATTGCTGGGATTTCTTCAATTATCGCACTTATGGGTGCCTTATATTTGCATATGAAAGAGCCAGAAAGCGAATAGCAATATTTGCCTGTATACTGAATACCCAACACAACACAATAACTCAACGAGGTATTAATGCTCCCAGATAAAGATGTTCTCGATATTGCAAAGCGTGAATGTAAAGGTGACGCCACAACAGAAGAAGTATCTTGGCTCTGCAGTGAAGAAAATCGCTTGGCATGGTGTCATGCTTTAATTACTGCACTTTCTGATTCTGATTCTCAAATGGTTTTTCACAAAACCCGAATAGACATGCTGGCAAAAGATGTTCAATTGGGATTAATTGACGTCAATGATTATGAGGACGAAAAATTAAAATTTGATGATTGGTTCAGGAAAGCGCAAAGATACCGAAACGGCATAAGCAAGAGGCTGTCAGAGGTAAAAACAATCATAAGTGGCTCTTCTAAATTGAATTTAGTTGAGGAAAATGCACGGCTTACACGTGCAATTATTGACCACAAACGTGCTTCTTTTGAAGGGGACTATAACGCAGAACCACACGATATTTGTTTGTGGCAGACAATTCTAGAAAATTAGATACCTACGACCCGTCGGCACTAATAAAAGCCGTACGAGTTTTAGCGGATACTTGCGATGGTGCTCAAGGAAAAGATTTTGTTGGTTTCAATAGAGCGGACTCTCGATACGGAACGATGCTTGCCTTGGCCCCGGCATCAACCTGGACTGACTCTGTTTGCTACGAAGCATGGATGATGCTTGCTAAATACAAAAATCAATTACTGCTTAATAATATTAATTACGATGAAATAACACCACCTTTGCGTCCATTGAATTTTGATAATCAATTTGATAAAGGAAATATCAAACTAAATAATCAAGCAAAAAATTCTGTCTCGACAAATGGTGAATTGTTTATTATTAGGTGTGAGTACGATGAACAATTAATAGAGCAGATACGCACAGTTCCAGGTGTTTTTTGGAATACTCAAGCGCTAGTTTGGATTGCGCCACTTTCAAGCGAAAAAGAAATTACAAAACTTATACAAAATTATGGATTTTCGGCACCAGAAGGAATAAACATAATGGAAACAACTACTTCATCAATAGTGAACGATAATAAAAAAATTACAATGTCAAAAAGCGGCAGATTAATATTTGATTTTGAATACGAACCGGAAATTGTTGCAGAAATAAAAAAAATCCCGGGTCGTCTTTGGGATGCAAAGAAAAAGTTTTGGTCAATACCCCCAGTCATTTCCGGCATAGAAATAGCAGATAAGTATGGATTTTCTGTATCTTCTCAGATTCGAACAGCAATTATGGATTCGGCAAAAAAAGAGGCAGAACTATTAGAAAAATCTGCTTCTGTAGATTCGGATATTGAAGTTCAAAATCTTTCGGGAACTCTCATGCCGTATCAAAAGGCGGGTGTTTCCTATGCTTCTTCCGTCGGTCGTTGTCTTATTGCAGACCAAATGGGGCTGGGCAAAACAGTTGAAGCAATAGCGACGCTTGAATTACGGGATGCATTCCCTGCTGTAATTGTTTGTCCTGCGTCATTGAAAGAAAACTGGCGCCGAGAAATTAATAAATGGTTACCACATAGAGTCGTAAATATTGTGTCTGGTAAAACCGACATTGTCAATGCTGACGTCAATATAGTCAACTATGACATCCTCTATAAATTCGTTGAGGCGATACAGCATCTCGGAATAAGCGGATTAGTGCTTGATGAATCACACTATGTAAAAAATGGCTCGTCGAAACGAACAAAAGCAGCCAAAGACATAGCGTCAAAAGTCCCCAAATCAGGCAGCGTTTTATTGCTTTCTGGAACACCGGTGACAAATAGGCCTTCGGAACTCGTAAGTCAACTTGAAATTATGGGAATGCTTAGTCGCTTTGGAGGAAAGTGGGCATTTCTGAAAAGATATACAGCCGCCTATCACAACGGTTTTGGTTGGGATACAAATGGCGCAAGCAATCTAATGGAACTCAATACCAAACTAAGACAAAACTGTTACATCCGTAGAACAAAAGATGAAGTATTAAAAGAACTGCCAGAAAAAAGCAGGAACATAGTTCACTTAGAACCAAGCGGAAAAGGACACAAAGAATACCTTTCTGCGGAAAACGACCTCGTTCTTTTTCTGCGCGAAAACGGTTATAAATCTAAAGATTCATCTGAACATATGGCACGCACCCAAGTTTTAAAACGACTTGCTGCTTGGGCAAAAATGGATTCGGTAGAAGAATGGATTGATTCCTTCCTTGAGTCTTGCGATAGGAAACTTGTCGTTTTTGCACACAATGTTGACGTCGTAGACCATCTTGCCAATAAATATGGCGGATTACGAGTTAGTGGACGCGACTCTCTTGCGGAACGTCAGCACGCCGTTGACTCATTTCAAAAAGACCCAGAATCAAGAGTGATTGTTCTTAATCTCCAAGCCGGTGGAGTTGGTATCACATTGACCGCTGGTTCAGATGTTGTCTTTGTTCAGATGGGTTGGACTCCAGGCGAACATGACCAAGCAGAAGATAGATGCCATCGCATAGGACAAAAAAATAATGTTCAAGTTTGGTATTTGCTTGCCTCAGGAACAATCGACGAAGATATCTACTATTTAGTAGATTCAAAACGTTCAGTTGTTGACGCCGTTACGGAAGGTGATGAAGTCGAACATCAATCACTAGTAAAAGACTTAATGAACAGAATACTCGCTAAAAAAAATGACTAGACCATAGTCGGGCTATACGAATCCTTAGTTGAGACTGTGTTAGGCCATCCGGCCCCAACAAAGGAGTTAGCCATGGACAAGAAGAAGATGAGTTACGACCAAGTTCTCAAAGGTGGAGCATTGGGTGTAGTTGTTTACCTTTGCGACAAATATAACGTAGATGCAGAAATGACAGCCTTGCTTATGCCACTTGCGGCTGCAGCCCTTGCTGTTTTGAGCACCAAAGTTGGCGACCCAACGGTTGCTTCATTTTTGGCCAAAAAACCAGAAGGTGAAAAGGCGGCAGCCAAAAAGTAGGTATCGCTACCTCGGAGTGGGCGCTCGGTGCGTAAACACTCCGCCGAGCGCCTTCTCTGGTTTTAATTTATGGAACAAATCAAAAATATTTTATTGCGCATCCTGGCAACATTTGCCGCGAGCGGTTTAGGCGTAATAGGCGCCGGAACCATAGCAGGCGTTCCTGTCTGGAAAGCAATTTTTATGGCTGGGATTGCTGGCGTTGCGGTTGTTGTTGAAGGATTATCTAGGTCATTCTTAGATGATGGCAAACTAAGCGTTGACGAAATCGATGCTGTATTTAATAAAGTACAAAAACAGAAGCAAGATAACCCCGCTACAGAACAATAGATTTTTGCAAAACAGGAGAGAATATGTCTGAACTATATATTAAAAAGTTAACTCCTCCGGCAGATGTCGCTGGTCATAAACCAGGACGTTTACCGGAATCTCTCTTGCCGAAAGTCGATGGTGGACGCCTGCATTGGCTTGCAGCAAATGCATGGAAAGCAATGAAAGCCGCTGCAGCAGCAGATGGGATTGAACTTAAGCCCACTAGCGCAGGCGACCTTTATCGCTCATACGACTCACAACTTGCCGCTTTCAAGCAACGCTACGTCGAGACAGAAATCCCGGGTCAATCGACTCGGACTTTTGAAGGCAAAAAATATTGGCTCAAAAAGGGCATGGCTCCTTTGGCGGCACCAGGCACCTCGCAGCACAATAGCGGCCTAGCAGTTGATGTGCATACCGCAAGTGGCCCACGCTTGCAATGGATGATTGCAAACTGTGCAAAGTTTGGATGGAGTTGGGAAGTTGTGCCAGAAGAACCCTGGCATATTCGTTATACAGAAGGCGATAATGTTCCTGAGGCCGTAAAAGCATGGATGGCAGCAAATCCAAGTGAAGTATGTGTTGCCGGAGCGACAGCAGCGCCAGCAGCACAGCCCGCCCCAAAGCCAGCAGTTACCTCTGCAGTTCCACAATCAAGCGGTGAAGAACAAGTAAAGCGCGGCAAGGCCAATGCCGCATCTAATCCGATTCTTCAACTTGGCTCTAAGGGTGCTGCGGTTAAAACACTGCAACAACTCTTGAATAAAGCCGGAGTTAAATGCTTGACAGATGGAGATTTTGGTTCAAAAACCGAAATGGCAGTAAAAGAATTTCAGTCTAAAGTAGGGATTGAACCAACAGGTGTTGTCAACCACAAAACCTGGGCAAAAATAAATCCCTAGAGAATACTTTATCTATACTCACAAACCTGTGAGACTTCAAGCGTGTTGATAACCAACACATCAAGCAGAGCAACAAAGGAGTCATAACAATGGCTGCAAATACATCGACAATCTCATTTGACGTACATGACTGCAAAGTTTATCCAGTTACGGCAGATGCAACTGGTGGCATTACATACGGCGCAGCCGTTGATGTCCCAGGTATCCAAGAAGTCTCGGTAGAACCAAACTTCATTAGCGTTGAATTAAAAGGCGACGGAAAGGTGCTTGCCAAGAAAGGTAAAGTAGACCGTCTCAACTTTTCTGCAACATACAGCGAATTGAGCCTTGAAGTTCTCGCAGCAATTTTTGGTGGTTCGGTTGGGACATCAGGTTCAGGTTCGGCTGAGTCTGCATCGTATGAATTCGATGGCGACACGCTTCCTTACTTCAAAATTGAAGTTTTGGTCAACGACCTTGAATCAGACCTTGCCGAAATGGTGTTTGTTTTGAACAAGTGCCAAATCACGGGTGGAACAATCATGTCAGGTTCAACAGACAACTTCTCAACACCATCATTTGATGCAGAAGCAATTTTGCCAACTGCAACTGGTCTTGGCTTTGGAACTGTGACCTTCCGTGAGGCCTCAAGCGGTCTTTCCGCCTAATAATTAAATAGTTCTGCTGGTGTAAACGCCAGCCTTAGAGCAAAATAATGCTTTAGGGCTGGCGTTTGCGCGTATCAGGGTTGATGTGTAGACTGTCTGCATGGACTATACACCGATGGTATTAAAAAATAAAGGCATCCCTTGCGAATTTGCAAAAGTAAAAAAAGTTGGGGATGTAATAGAAAAAATTTATAGTGAAGATGGAGAAGTTGAGAAAGAAATTTTCCACATTAAATTCACGAATAATATAATTTCCGATATTGAATTGCATTTTGGCGGACTTGAATCCTGGCAAGAGCAACTCGAAAAAACTCCATATACAACAATTCGTCAAACGCTTGCATACGCCTTAAAGAAAACACCTCAAGAAACCGGAGATGTCATGCTTGATGGGGAATTAATGATGTACTCAAATATCATTGGTACCGCTTGGGCTGTGGCTAATGGCGTGGACCCCATTATGGCGAGTCAGATGCTAAAGAACAGCATCGGGCTCGCCGACGAACAAAAACGCCTGCTAAACGTAGAGTTGAGCAAAACGCTGAAAGTAGATTCCTCCCTTGGAAACAATGGTTCGGAATCTGGGCCGAAACGGGCCGCTCGTTCGAAGAATTCTGGGAACTAAGCCCCGCGCAGGTAGCAATCGTATTTGAAGCAAAAGGCTTCATGAAAAAAAGAGCAGGCGCTGAACAACTTGCGGCATTTGCTGCCCAAATGGGAATGACTGTTAATAAATAAGTAAAATCAGCCGTTTGCTTAATTTGCATACGTGTGAGAAAATACGGCTATGCCAGCCGCACCAACAGGTGGAGTTCCCCCACTAAAAGTAAATATAGTTATTAAAACTACTGGGGTAAATGCTGCCGCGTCCGGAATGAGGACAGTCACTAACGCAACAAAGGGAATGAGCAGAGGCTTTGCTGCCGGGACAATATCTTCAAGAACTCTTGGCGATGCTATGCGTCAAAGCGCAACATTGATGAAATACACCGTCGCTGGTGGATTTATGAAAATTGGTCAGGCGGCGCTACAGGCAA